AGGTCGTTCGGGCAGTCCTCAAAGTGGTTCGTGAATGCGCCGCATTCAGTGCAACCAGTGAGTTCGTTCTGATTCGTTGTCTGCTTCATGTCGTCGGCCCTCCAAGACCGTGAGACGAATATACAGGCAATACAAAACTATGTCAAATGTTATTTAAGGGCCGTCTTTCCGGCCTGTCATTGACCTATCCCAGCGCTTGCCGGGAAGCTGCCGATTGTCTTCTAGAGCCGCGCCTAGCCCATGACTCGCCACATGGCGCGGTGTTCATCAATCAACAGCGTATCGGTCAAACTTAAAATCTGTGACCTGGCAGGCAAACGCGCATCGGAATACGGGGCCGAAACTGCTAGCCGTAGATCCGCTCGTGCCCACACTTGACACATGCGAACACTTCATTCGAGTGCCCATGTTGCACTCCAGTCACTGGGTCCACGCGATCAACCGTGAACACCTCGCGCACTTTTCGGTGAGCGCGGTTGACTAGACGATCGGTCACCGACCGACGCGCTAACTTCTCAGCCTCGTCGCCATGCTTGCCGGCCATCAAGCCGAGAAACATATCCGACGCGCTGACGCCTTGATTGCAGACTGACCCCTCACACCGAATCACCGGATTACTCATCGCGTCTCCTTCTTCCGTTCCACCGCCCACGCCACCAGCGGCCCCACAAACACCAACGACATGAGCGCCAGACCGCACCACGCGACCGGCGTCACGCCATCTCCTTGGCCGCTTCAGCAATCGAACGCTCAATACGGCCCAACTTCTCAATGATCGCCTGCTCATTCGCCGCAATCATCTTCAGCCCGGTCAACTTGGAAATCTTGCGGAGCGCTTTCTGGCCCTTCGCGGTCATCTGGCAGGTCGTGCGTTTAGCTTTCATGCCCTGACTATGCATGACGCGAAAACCAATGTCAAATGTATTTCTGCGACTCATGCGAACAGCGGCGCTTGTTCTTTCTCACGTTCCTGGACCGCCTGTCGCACGTTCTTAACCGCCTGCCGGTAGTAACTCGGTTTCAGTTCCACGCCGATGCCCTTGCGCCCTTCTCTCACCGCTCCGTAGACCTCAGACCCTACGCCCATGAACGGCGTCAGCACGGTTTCGCCTGGGTTTGATCGGAGCGTGATGATGCGCTCGATCACGTCGAGCTGAAGCGGATGCACATGCTTCTCATCTTCAGACTCACGGCTTTCTCGGAACGGCAACACGCGGCTGATGCGAATGTCGTCCCAGAACGCGGACGCATACTGCCGCCAAATCCAGTGAGAGAAACGGTTCTCGGTTTGCTTGCCGTCGTAGCCTTTCAGGTGTCGAATGTCGGCCGGCATCTGGCGTTCTCCCGCGTAGCTCATCAGTCCGTTCGGATGCGCGATCGGGATTAGATTGTCGCCCTTCTTGCGGAACAGCAACAAGTAGTCGGCACCGGCCACGTCGCACAGTGATGAGTCCTCGACGATCTGCATGTGCGCGAGTCCCTTCGCCATCGTGCGGAGTCGAACGCCGAGCGGTTCCTTCCAGATCGAATGCCGCGCGATATAGTTCATGCCGGCCGCTTCGTGGAGTCGCACGATCTCGCCGGGAAGGTCGAACAGTTTGCCTCCTCCCGTGGGGATATCCATGCAATGCACGGCCGTCAGACGACCCGGCATTGTGACGCGCTCGATCTCGCGCACAAGGAATCCGTAGTGCTCGAAGAACTCGTCTCGGTTGCGGCAGTTGCTCATGTCGCGCTCGCTGGACGAGTAGTTGTAGAGTCCACCAAACGGCGGCGAATAGACCGACAGATGAATTGAATCGGCAGGGATCGTCGGAAGCAGCTCGCAGCAGTCGCCGTTGTAGAGTGCGTAATTCTCAGTGAGAACGGATTCCATGATCTACCTCGAAAGCCACGCCGGAAGCGTGGGAGTGGACGGAACGTAAGTGGAGCGGGTCACTCCGAGTTCGTCTTTCATGTATTGCACCATCAGGGAAAACATGCGGTCAGCGGCTTCGGACTTGCGCTGTAGGTTGCCGAGCACATCGGCCTCACCTTCAGTTGAAATCACGTCCACGATGACCTCGCGCGTCTGCCCGAACCGCCAGCATCGGCGCACGCCCTGATAGAACTGCTCGTAAGAGTGGGACGGAAACACGCTCATATGCGCGCAGTGCTGCCAGTTCAATCCGAACGCTCCGATCTTTGGTTTCGTCACGAGCGCGCGCAGTTGGCCTGTGCGGAACGCCTCGAACAGTTCTTCCTTCTCTTCGTCGGAGTGCTTGCCGCTGATTTGCTTGGCGCCTGGTATCAGATTTTCGAGCAAGTCGCCTTCGTCGTTCAGGTGGCACCATGCGACGAACGGCTGGTCGTGGTCAGCTTTGCGCGCTACCGCTTCGCAGCGCTCTTTGATCGTCGCGCGACGCTCGGCGCGTTGGTCCCACATCGTATGAGCTGGCATCACAAACAAATAGCCGTCCATTGGACGCGACGCCTGCACGATCTCCACGCGAGTGGTGAGCGGTGGCAGAACAAAAGGGCCATCATCGAACCCGAGATCAGACGGCTTACGAACCGCGCGCGCCCACGAGCACAGCCAGCGCCAGAACGGCTTTTCTGCATGCGCCTTGAACTTCCACTTAGTTTCGTAGTCGAGCGGTGAAATGGCCGATCCTTCGTCGTTCTTAAAGAACGTCGACAGCATGTCCATGTATCCCAACTCGCCCAATGCCTCCGAACTGGTGCCGAGTTCGATGTAGTCGTTTGGCGCGGCCGTCGCCGTGCAGAGCAACCGATACTGCATCCGGCGCATGAACTCGGTGACGGCCGCTTTCGTCGAACCGTCGAAGTTCTTCAAGATGCTCGACTCGTCGCACACCATCCCGTCGAAGTCGTTCGGATTGAACAAATGCAGCTTCTCGTAGTTGGTGACAATGATCCGGTTGCCAGAGTGTGACCCGTCGATGCTTCGCGCGGCGTCGATGTTGAACTTCTGCGCCTCGCGCACCAACTGCGCGGACGCGGCAAGCGGGGCAATCGCCAATACCGGCTTGTTCGTGTGTTCGACGATGTTCTGTGCCCACGTCAATAGCATCGGGCTTTTGCCCATGCCGCAGTCGGCAAACTCCGCGCCGCATCCCTTCCACACGGACCACTCGACCAAATGCTTCTGAAAGTCGAATAGCCAGTCCGGAACAAACGTCGGCGCAAACCCCTTGCGCCCGGATGCTTGTGTTTTGCTTTCGATAAACTCGGAATAAGTGGTCATTCTCGCTCGGCCCTCCACGACCGCAGAGAGACATTACAGGCAATACAAAACTATGTCAAGTTCACCCCTCCCACGGAGGAGTCGGCGCTTTCGGCACCAGTCGCGGCCCACTCTGCGAGAACGCCTTTGCAACCTGGAGCCGCGATTGCTCTTTCCGTTTCGCGTTGCGTTCTGATTTCTGGCGAAGACGCACCGCCGCCCATCCCCTCACTCCATAACGGTATTCCAGCTTATGTAGCAAAGCCTTATCTGTGAGATTTACGTTCTCATTCATGGTTTGGATCTTGTTCTTGCTCTAGGATTAGCTTGTTTTGGTGAGTCCTACGACGGTCAGGAAACCCCCTGCTGTAGGCAGTCCTACGGCATGAAACTCCTGACCAGTCGAAAACATTCAGCCCGTTCTGGAGCCGCCTTTTCGTTGGTCACCAACCGGACACGTTCTCACGCCGGCCAGATGGATCGCACTATACAGCGCGTGTGATACGCGCCCCCTCCGCGCCACGATCGACGCCGCCTGATAGGAGATCCCCCAGTTCAGGCATTTCCACAGCGCGCCCTGGTGGGGCCGACACTTCAGCTGCGTCTAGTTTCGGTTTTAGTCGGTTTCGCTGTAGCATGGAGGTCTACAGCGTAATGTCCGGCTTCCCCCGGTATTGCGCGGCCCACGCCTTAGAACGTGGGCCTTTTTTCTTTCGAGAACACTTTACATCATTTCACGCGCTGCGGAGCGTCCTTCTTGGCGTCTTTGTCAAAGACGATACGCAACGCTGGAGCGGCCACGACTGGCGAAGCGTCTGCTTCCATAGATTCACGCATAACCTCGG